AGTAACGCTGTTTCTTCTTACTAATCATGTACTGAATAAACAGAGCCACGTTGTTTTCCACTACAGTCCAAGCGTTGTACCACTCAATCATTGTCTCCAGGCGTTCATGAGTTTTATTGAGGTCATCAAACCTGCCACACCAGGAAGCCACAATCTTATCCCGCTCAATAGTATTAGTAACCTTTCCGTTGCCCTCATCTTTTATGACTTCCACCGGGTTTTTGTAGATATAGATGGCACAGAGTGATTCAGAGGTTGTAGTCTTACCTTCTCCTACAGGGTCAACAGCGGCATAGTACATCCCAAACGTAGGATCTTTTGCAGGTCTTTCATACACACAAATAACTCCTTCTTTGTCTTCTGTCTTTTTAGAAATAGGAAACTCCATAATTGGAATCTTCCTTGAAGGTTTGTCTATAATCTTACCTTCTGCGTTTCTAGAAAGATCTAAGTATTCTACTGAGTATTCTTTATCTTGAATACGTTGGATCTGTTTAGAGACAAGGTGAGGTGGAAATACTGATTCTTTCCTAGTAGCAAAAGCTTCTTCTATGTTTGTTGGCTTCTGCGATATCCTTAACTGATACTGTTCAGGAGTAAGATCTCTCTTCCATCTTATCCTCTCTTCAACTATTGCTGCAAGAGCTTCTTCTACTTTTGAGTTACCATACTGATCTATAAAGGGAGGCATGCTCCACTGCTCAGGAATAAAAAGTCCAGTCTTACCTATAGTTCCATCTTTATCTATAAGATTAGACTCTACAGCATATATATCATTAGCCTCAGGTTGAAGTACCATGAGCTTAAGTGGTTCACAGGCTTCAAGATCACCGACTGAGCCGGCAGCAATAAACATACCTGTAGTAATCATACCACTCTGCATGGCAGGTCTCATGTACTCGTAGGTCTGGTCCATCTTTGGAGCAATACCAGCCTCCTCGTGAAAGAAGTAAGTACACGGACCACCGACACCATTTGTTGGGTCTTTTTCAAAAGAGGTTCCAGTAATAATAGATTTATTACCCTTGTAAGTATCTCGTCCACTAATACGAACCTTAATACGCTGCTGCCAGGAAAATACTTTATCTGGATCAGATGGTCTGTACCAAGCAGTATGCTCGTTTAGAAATGTACGGTATTCAGTAAGCATACGCCAAGTACCTTTCTCTGAAATATAATCTTTAAGACTTGCTCCCATCTTAAGAACGGCACCGTTCTCAAACCAGAACATGTTGATCAACTTAGCTGCATGGAAATACGATGAGGCTATCTGACGTTTCTTTAAAATAGCTGAGTGTTTGTAGTGCAGTTCTGCTAGCTGTTCATACAAAGCCATGTGATACTGAGCATCTCTGACTTTTGCAAAGTCAAAACGTTTTTCTTCCTTGTCGTAGATAGGAAGAAAATTCAGCCACATGTAATAATCCCGACTGATATACCATGCATTACCGTTATTTTTTACAATAATGCCTGACTTACACTTCATTTTCTGGTCATCCCAGTAATTAATAAAGTCTTTAGTTTTTACAGGGGCTGGGCAGTAAAAACCTTGTTGTTGGTATTTTCTAGCTTCAGCATTAAATATCTGACTGCTTTCATCAAAACCATATTGACCAGGCTCTTTAAATAACTTAACCAAATAGTCTCTGAACTCTTCTCTTGAGTAAAAAGTAGTTAGATCCCACTGCCCATTTTCATAGGTTGGTACTTCTATATATGGTTTATTTTTCTCCAACTAGCTTGCTTATTTTCTTTTTGTCTCCACCTGTTTTGTGTAAGATTTCTATCAAAGTATCAATAGACTTACTTCTTAGAATACCAGGTTTAGTAGAGTCACTCCAATAATCATTATAAAGTTCTCTAGGAATAGCTGCCCAGTTTTTATTATGAGCATTGTAGTGAAACACATAGTTGTAAAGGGCATAGTCTTTGTTTTCCATAAGAATTAATTTAATGTGGTTGCGGAGCCTAGAGTTGAACTAGGATTCCTGGGTTATGAGCCCAGTGTGCTACCGTTACACCACCCCGCGGTATTTTTGCTGTAAGGGGAGGATTTGAACCTCCAAGGATAAGAAACCCTATCCACCTCCGAGACAGGGAGGCACGTCTGCCAGTTTCGTCACCTTACAGTAGAAGTCCATGTAGGACCTATAATAGAAACTAGTTCTTCCTTGTTTTTAAATGGTATACGTTTATGTACACCAATAAAAGGAATCTTAGTTCCCTTCTCTAAAAGTTTATCATCATATATCAGACCTTTATCTACATAGTCTTGATGCCAAAGAACTTTAGGAGCATAAACACCAAGTATATAAAAGGTCTTTTCACAGTTATTATCCTTTGTTACAATAATCTGAGGATAACGAGCTTTCTTTTGTTTTACAGGATCAAGCTTCTCATATACTTGATCCGGTATAAAATCAAGCATTGGAGGATTAGCTACTCTATGCGTCTTTACTCCAATATGTAATCCTGCAGGTAATAAATCAGGGATATTCTTTTTTATATCATATGAAGTATCAGGATCTGTAAATTCTATACCTAAAAACTTCTCTACAGCTCTTTGCCCCATGTGCCCATTAGTACTTCTTTTCTCTAAGTAGTTGTCATCAATAATGTACTGAGGACCTGCGTCTCGTTTTTTATCTGACCAGTCTACAGAATATTCTTTTCTATAGTTATACTCCTCATCGGTTAGTACAACTTTATATGAGTCAGAAAGAACAGACTCTATTCTTTTATTATATTCTCTTATAGATACTATTGTCATTGGTCGTATGCTAAGTTTTGTCCTCCTCTTACTTGAGACTGCTGCTCTTCTTCCAGATCTCGTAGCGTACCTTTAAAACTTTGCCGGATAGCCTCAAACTTCGCGGCTGCATTAACAAGTGCTGTAATGTTACCGTCTCTACCGTGCTCAATCTCCGTGGTCTCCATATACTTCGCAAGCCTATCCAACATTGTCTTAATACCCATGTACGCTCTGTACGTGGGAGTTTGGTATAGTTTCTCACACATTCTAAGACCAACGACAATAAGGTCATCATCAGTGGAAAAGTCAGCATCAATCTCTTGAAGAATAATCTCTTCTTTCTCAGCTTCGGGTACATCAAAGAAGGGGTTTAGATCAGGGTTAGGGCAGGTCATGTAAAACAGATACGCATATATCCGCAAATGTTCATCTGGATATGAGTCCATAATATTTTTAAGAAACTTAAGAGTATAGCAGTGTTCACTTGCTGTTACCTTTCCGTTCTGTATATCAAATAATCTTATCATAATATTTTATTTACCAGGGTCTACCTGCTCTTGTCATAAGTTCAAGCCGGTATTCTTCTAGCCATTTTAAAAACTTTATAAACTTTTTCATTGTGGTATTAAATTTTCTCCTGCTGTTGGATTTCCGTAAACCTTTATATCATTTTGGTCTACTGTTCTTAGTTCTCCCGTGTGATAAAAGCGTACAATAAACTGAGGATTGCTATGTATTGACCCTGCTATCATAAACAAAGCCACACCATGACCAAGCTCACGAACTTCTACATCAAAAGGATTAAGTATTTCATGGATGGTTTGTACAATCATTGTTTAGCTTTTAACTTGTGACGATTATCTTCTAACCAATGCAGTAGTGAAATAACTTCTTGTTTTAAATAAGGCAGATCATACTGTACAATATCTTTTACTATGGGATCACCATTACTGTCAAGAGCAGTTATGGGATTACCAAACTTATCTTTATCAACTTCTTCAAACATGATGTGATGTATTGTCAAGCTTCCAAACTTTAATTTTGGATTATGCTTTAGTATCATAAACATGTAAGTACTAAGCTGTAAAGCGTAGTGATTAAGATTACAATCATCAAGATGGCTAACAGGAGGAAACATTTTTTGTGTTATGCCTTCCCAGTTTGTGTATCCTTCTACTTTAATTTCTTTATTGGTCTTGTAGTCTGTAATATGTACTTCTCCATTGACCACTTCTACTAGATCTGACTGGCCACAAATACCAGCAGACTTTAAATAAACCATATGCTCGGGATAGACTCCACTAGAAAGCTTCTGGTTTGGAGAATACTTAACTCCGTCTTTTTCTATGGGTTTTATAACAGGTATAACTACACCATGGCGTTCCATGGATTCTACTTCACATATATCTTTTTCTCTGCAGTTGTGATACCAGGTACCAAGACTTGTGGCTCTGTTTGCTTCTGACTTCCAGGCATCCTTGATTGCCTCAGGAGTCATACCATACCACTTTGATTTTTTACTCTTACTTGATTTTTCTGCTATCTTATCTGCTTCAAAAGGCTGTTTAAAGTTTGATATAAAAGACGTTACACTTAACCAGTCAATATCGTCTGGTTCTATGCTGCTGTACTTGTGATGTTGAGGGGTGAATGTTATTATCATGGGTGAATCCAATTGGGTTATTCATAGGGGTTGTAGATATTGCTTGAAGTACTTCTTGAGGACTATGAAAAGTTGCGTAGAACCTTCCAGAGAATTTGTCAAACACTACGGATCTGTGTTTGCTAATCTTATTTTTACTATTGACGTACTCTTCTATAGAACTAATACATTCTTTCTTAAACCATTTCTTTACCTTAATCTGTTTGACAAGAACTTCTTTCTTTTCTGGAAATAAATCCCCGCCTTCCATCTTTTGATAGATAGTCTTGGTCTTGTAGATTGAATGAACCACTTCTAGTTGTATGGAATCATGCGGAATCAAATGCCTAACTTACTTTTTAAAAAATCTTCTTCAGCCTGAGTTATTTCAGCTTTCCATTTACCTAAAGGACAATCTGAAGAAAGTGATCTGGTTTTAAATGCAAGAGAGCAGCCACATCCTCCTTTTGTCTGATCACAACATGGAGTTGTTCCTGCAACAACACAACCAGCATCTTTTTCTGTAAACAAATCACATTGCCGGCAGATGCTCATTCTTTCTTTAGCAATCTGCTCTACATCCTCTTTCTTAAAGATTGAGTTTGTGATACCTTCAAGTATCTGACCCTTGTTCTTCCAGATTCTGATCACGTTCTCTTTTAGACTCATAGCTTGTTCGTTTATGCATTTTTATAAACTCAGCTCTCTGTTGCTCTTCCTCCATTATTTTTTTAAGATTCCTTAGATCATAAAGCGTTTCTGCTGTTTTATAACGAGCAGTCATTTGCTGAAGACCTTTTTGCTTGTTGTTCTCTTCAAACTTCTCAAGCATTTGTATCTTATCATCCAGCTTCCAATGCTTTGTCACAAAATCACCAAGATTTGTGATGTGCACTCTGGAATGTTTAAGTGCACTAAGACTTTTCCTTACTTCTTGCCAGTAGTATGACACAATAGTTTCAACAGCATCTGGACTCAAGCCCGTCTGCTGTGCCACTTCAGGTATAAACTCTTTAGCTTTCCTGGGTCGCAACGCAGAGGAATTTAAAATCCAATAAAATGTTTCCTCGTGAGCTGACTTTCATATCAGGATTGATATATATCTTCTTCTTGTTCTTTCCCTCTTTCTTAATCAAGTTTTTCTTTTCAGCTTTTGTAAGACAGTTTCTTACAGATTGAGTAGAAGAAAATATCTTCTTCTCAAAAGCCTTGCTACAAAAACTTGTAAGTTCTTGATCTCCTTCTATGGCAAGAAGAGTAAGACAGTTCAGATCTGCTTCACTAACTGGTATGTCATACAGGTAACAGTGCGTA